AGGCAAAGGCATATAGAGCATCTAAAAAAAGGTAAATTAATATGAAAAATGTAAAAGCAAGCGTAACTATTAAAGATCAAGGTACTGTTAATTACTCTGATCTTAAAAAGATTCCTAACGGATCTGCTCCTCAACCTAAAGGTTACGGTGGCGGTGAATCAAGAGGCGGCGGTGCTGCTCTTAGAGGTAAGAAGTTTAAAGGAATTTGCTGATGGGTTTATTTAGCAAAATACTTGGGAAACAAAGACAAGGCATACCTGGTAGAGACTCTGCTGGAGGTATAGGATCAGCTAGTGCTAGACCAGCTCCGCCTAGACCTACCTTAATTCAAGGCGGCCCTGCTTATTTTACTCCCGAAGGTTACAGACCTCCAATGCAACCGCAACAAGCTTTCATGCCTACAGATACTATGGGCGATCCTATTGGTGATATGTTTAGAAGACAGTTGCCTAAACAAAGAATTCAATTACCAAGATTGCCACCTCAAAAAGATCCTAGGGATGACCAAATATTTGTTCCGCCCCCAATAAGGGATGATAGAGAACCTATGCCAATGCCTGTTGGTGGCCCTGTTGAGCCTATAGATATGCCTATGCCTATGCCTGATCCGTCAATAACAGGAGGCCCTGCACCTACTCCACCAGGAATGGGCGGTGGATTTGGTTCAATATTTGATAATGTAAGAGAGTTTATGGAAAACAATCCTGATAGAGTAAACAGAGGCGGAGGAATGTTGGGCAAGACTGATCCTAATGGTTCTTTTCCTATAATGCCACCTATGGATATAGCACAACCACCAATGGCACCACCAGTAGAAGATATCCCTTATGAGATGTCAGACGAGATGCGTAATCAGTTAAATGCTTTAGACATGGACAGTATATTTAACGGCGGTTTAGATTTTGATAATATAAATAATATACCAGCTCCAATACAAGAGCCTATAAATATGCCACAGCCTCCTTCAAGACCAGGGCTTCCAGCAGACTTTAATCCAGCCGCAGGAATCCCAGGTTCAGGTGTACCTCCAGTACAAAACCCAGGAGACTTTAGGGACGGACTACCTAGCGTTACAGACTTTGATAATAGATTCTCTGCATCACAACTTGATGATATGAGAGATAAGTTTAGACCAGAGGAAGAATTTAGAACACCACCTCCGCAAAGAAATCCATCTCAGCCACCAGACCCAGATATGAGTGGGAAATTTACACCATTCACTCAAGAAGTTGGAACAGATCCAAATGCTATTGATGCTGGCTTAATAGACATAGGTTATGGCCCAGGGATTACAGTTACTCCAGACTTTATGGAAGAGATGAAAAACCGTGGCCCTATGGATTCTAAGCCACCAATGGACATAGCTCCGCCTATGGAAATTCCTAGAGAGATTCCTAGAGACATAGCTCCACCAATGGCTCCACCTAGAAGATCAATAGCACCTCCTTCATTTGAACGTGAGCCTAGAGAAATGCCTAGAGAAGCACCTATACAAGCACCTACTCCACCTGCTCAGATAGAGCAAATAAAACAAGTGTTACCTCAGTTACCTCCAGAGCAGCTAATGGAGATACTTCCTCAGCTACCTCCTGAAGTAATACAGGAACTACCCGAAGAGTTGATAAGACAAATTATGCCTATGATGCCTGAACCTATGATGCCTGAAACAATGCAACCTAGAATGCCGATGCCTGGGCCAATAGCAACACCACCACCAAGATTACAAAGACCGAGTTTACCTATGATGCCTATGATGGGAGGAAGGGGTAGACGTTAATAATAGTTGAAAATTAGGAGAGAGCTAATTGGACGGAATAAGACTAGCAGAGTATTTATTTAAAACTTTGCGAGATAGAGAGAGAAATACTGTTGACATTATTGCTAGTGGCAATATAAAATCAATGGAAGATTACAAATATCTTATGGGAGAGTTATCAGCGATTCGTTCCCTACAACAAGATTTAAGAGAAACGCTGCAAATGGATGACAACGATGAATGACAAAGTCGCAGAAAAAACAAAATTTGAAAAGCATAAGGAAGAAGTTGCAAAGAAAAAGTCTGAAGATTCTTCAGAGTTAGACAACGCCTTCATAAGTTCAGATCAAAGGGTACTCGACCCAAAACTACTAGACAAATCACTACTTGAAAGAATGCCAGATCCTTCTGGATGGAGAATACTTGTATTACCATATAAAGGGAAAGGTATGTCAGATGGTGGTATACAGCTAGTAAAAGAAACTGTAGATAGAGAAGCTCTATCAACGGTGATCTGTTATGTTTTAAAAGTAGGTAATTTAGCCTATAAAGATAATAAGTATGGTGATGATCCATGGTGCCAAAAGGGTGACTGGATTTTAATCGGTAGATATGCAGGAACTCGTTTTAGATTAGAAGACGATAACGAGGTTCGCATTATTAATGATGATGAGGTGATCGCTAAGATCCTTGATCCAGATGATATTAAATCTTTATAGGAGTAAAGAATGAATGAAGAAGCACAGAATATAGAAGAGTCTGAAAATTTAGAAGTAGAGATCTCAGAGATTACAGATGAGAAAATAGAGAAGGCAGCACTTCCACAGAACAGAAGAGTAGAGGAAGTGGTACAGGACAATCCTGTTGAAATTAATGTTGATCAAGATGTATCGGCTGTATCTCAAGATGAAGTTAAAGAAGACTTTGCAGTTTCACCTAGAGTGGAAGAGAAAGCAAAGGATCAATCAGAGGTAGAAAAGAGAGCTACTCTTGCACAAAACAGAATTAATAAAGCTGTAGCACAAGCCAAGGAGTTTCAAAGAAGAGAACTCATGGCTATCCAATATGCTAATGATCTTAAAGATCAGAATCAAAAGCTAAGACAATCTCAGAAAAGCTTTCAATCTAGCTATGGTGATGAGTTTGGAAATAGAGTTGAATCTCAACTTAGTTTATCCAAGCAAGCATTAAAGCAGGCAACTGAAGCTGGAGACTCTGAAGGTGTGGCAACAGCAACCGAAGCTTTAAGCATGGCTACTACTGACAAGGCTAGACATGAGCAGTATATTTCTCAACAGAAACAATACGAAGCTCAAGAGCAAGCCTATGTAGATCAAGTCCAACAGCAACAAGTTTATCAACAATCTCAACCCGTTCAAGAAGAATACAACGAGCCCTCAGATAGAGCTCGTACTTGGGCAAATAAGAATACTTGGTTTGGAAAAGACCAGGTCGCAACCAGTGTTGCCTTCGCAGTTCATAAACAACTGGAGAATGAAGGCTTTGACACTGAGAGTGATCAGTACTATAGTGAGATAGATAAGAGAGTGCGACAAGAGTTGCCTCAAAGATTTAACGTGGAAGCAGACAAAAAACCCGTCCAAACGGTCGCTTCAGCAACACGCAACACATCGACTGGACGCAAACAAAATCGTATCGAATTGACACCGAGCGAACAGCAACTAGCTAAGAAGCTTGGGGTGTCATTTAAAGATTACGCAATACAAAAAGCGAGGTTACAAAAATCATGAGCAAAGAAATAGATAACAAAACTGAAGAAAACAACAGAACTCTTAGGAATTCTGAAACTAGAGAGAAGGAAAATAGACCAAAAGTTTGGAAAATGCCTTCAGCTTTAGAGTTACCTGACGAAGCTGTCGAATTAGCTGAGTCACAAGGTATCACTTATCGTTGGATCAGGGAGTCTGTCCTAGGCCAAGATGACAAAACGAATGTCTCAAAAAGATTTCGTGAAGGATTCACGGTTGTTAGGCCAGAAGAGTTACCTGGATTTCATGATTTACCTACTGTCGATGATGGTCGTCACGCAGGAGTAATTGGAGTGGGTGGTTTAATACTGTGCAAAATAGATAAAGATATCGCAGATCAAAGAAATGACTTCTTTGAAAAACAAACCCAGAACCAAATGTCTGCTGTAGAGAATGACCTAATGCGTGAAGAGAATCCTGCGATGCCAATCTCAAGAGAGATTAAATCAAAGGTTACTTTTGGTGGAGGAAACAGAGGATAACTCTGTAACTCTATATATAATTTTATAAAAATAGGAATTAAAAAATGGCAAATCAAGATGCTTCATTTGGATTAAAGCCTGTAAGAATGATGGGTGGCTCACCCTACACAGGCGGACAAAGTCGTTATAGAATTGCTAACAATTATGGTACCAGTATCTTCCAAGGAGATATGGTAATGCAGGTTACTGGAGGCGGTGTAGAAATACATGCTGACGGTGGAACTGTACCGATTGTTGGTGTTTTTAACGGATGTTCATATACAGATCCAACAACTAACGAGCCAAAATTTAGTAATTTTTATCCTGCTAGCACCGCTGCTGCAGATATAATTGCTTTTATAATAGACGACTCTAATGTTGTCTTTGAAATCCAAGCCGATGACACTTTCCCAGTGGCTGACTTACTTGGTAACTTCGACATTGTTTATACAAACGCAGGGAGTACTGTCACAGGTATTTCAGGTGCAGAGTTAGATGTCACAACAGGTGCTACAACAGCTGGTTTACCGCTTAAAGCGATTGATATTTCAGGCGATCCTGAAAATTCAGACGTTGCAACGGCTAATACCAATGTTCTATGCGTAATTCAAAATCATATCATGGGCCAAAAAGGCGCAGGATTAGCATAATAGGAGTATGACTAATGGCTATAAGTAGATCGCAATTAGCGAAAGAATTAGAACCAGGTTTAAATGCCCTATTTGGCATGGAATACAATAGGTACGAGCAACAACACACTGAGATATTTGAGACTGAATCATCAGATAGAGCATTTGAAGAAGAAACCATGATCGTTGGTTTCGGTAACGCGAAGACTAAAACTGAAGGACAAGGGGTCGCTTATGACTCTGCATCTGAAGGCTTTACTTCTAGGTATTCACATGAAACCATCGCGTTAGCATTTGCACTAACTGAAGAAGCAATCGAAGATAATCTGTATGACAGACTGGGAGCTAGATATACAAAAGCTCTAGCAAGATCTATGGCACATACTAAGCAAGTAAAAGCTGCTTCTGTGCTTAACAACGCATTCTCATCAAGCTTTACAGGTGGCGATGGTGTTGCATTGGTAAGTGACTCTCATCCTTTATCGGGTGGCGGAACTTTCAGCAACAGACCTAGCACTTATTCAGACTTGAATGAGACTTCATTGGAAGATGCCCTTATCTCTGTTTCAACTTTTGTTGATGACAGAAATATGGTTATTGCTTTACAAGGTAAGAAACTAGTTATACCACCACAATTACAATTTGTGGCTGATAGACTACTTCAAACTCCTGGTAGAGTAAGTACATCTGACAACGACATTAACTCTATTAAGAATATGGGCATGGTATCCGAAGGGTACACTGTTAATAACTTCTTAACAGATAATGATGCTTGGTTCTTGATGACAGACTGTCCTGATGGATTTAAACACTTCGAGAGATCATCTCTTTCAACTTCTATGGAAGGTGACTTTGATACTGGCAACGTCAGATTTAAAGCTAGAGAAAGATACTCATTTGGATTCTCAAATCCAAGAGCAGTGTTTGCCTCTCAAGGTGCATAATCTTAACTGATTGTTTAAAGGGAGCTTCGGCTCCCTTTTTTTTTGGATCAAACTGATATACAATCAAATGACTAGGATTATTAACTTGTTCTATCGACTGACCTAGCAGACAAGCCGAGACTATAGAACTTATTTCCGAGGAGGAAATTATGGCGAATTCAACATTTAGTGGGCCAGTCAGGTCTGAAGGTGGTTTTGAACAAATTACAGTAGCAGCATCAACAGGTGCAATTACAACTAATTTTGATTTAGATGCAAGTGGAAATATTACTGACGTAGGTTCAATCGCATCTGATGGTGCTATTTCTACTACAAGTACCATATTAGGTAAGAAAGTAATTAATACAACTTTTAATGCTAGTGCTGCTAAATCAGA